CAGCGCATTGGAGACGGTAAATTTACTTACAAAGAATTATTACCACAGTCGTCTTATTTTAAGGACGATAGCAATGCTGGTGAGTTAATTTCGATCACCGTTAATGGTAGCCGTATTTTTCCAGTGGGTAAAGAACCTGTAACAAAAGAAATAATTTCAGTATCCACACCCGCGCAATCTACCGATCCAGTACGCCCCCGCCCTTTATTCCCCGAAACAGGCGGTATTCGCCCTGCGCCATCAGCGTTCGGAATGATACCCGATTCGGCAGCATTCGCCGCAAATATCGAAGGGTTAAAGGCAGACTACACCGCTAGTAGTAGCAAGATAAAGGCAATGTTTGGAACTTTTTGGAATGCTGTTATGTGGATTTTTTGGTCATTAAGTACGTTTGTATTAGGCGCTTTAGGTTTCTTTCGGTATATCGCAAAATCAGCCGCAAATGAAAGTCTCGTAACCGTTAAGGGGAAAACAATAGCAGGAAAGTGGATCGTAGATGCACAGCAAAACGCCGCTGGTCTTACTTTAATCTGCGCATGGTTTATTATAGGGTTTACTCTAATAGATATTTTTATAGCAATCGTACACTTTGAACTATCGCTATGGTTTACCGCTGCCTTATGGTTTGGCGTACTTGCCTTTGCGGATAAAATAACAGATTGGTTAGTACCAAATTTGAAGGTCGTAAAGACCAAATACGGTGAATAAATAAATTTGTGAAATAAAGTTTGAAACACTAATCGGTAAACACCGGCAACAACCGTAGCAACTACGTGAGCCGTTTTTAATCTCCCCCCTAGTCGATTACACACACAATTTTAACTAACCTGCGCTACACTCCCTCCAGTAGCGCAAAAAACTTTTATTTTTTATGACACAGTTTGAAGAAATCTGCTTGGACTATACCGAGCAACTAAAAAAATATGAAATTTGGGAACTCAGCATTGAGTTAAAAGCCCTTGCAGAAAGTAGGCTTAGGGCATTAGAGAACTTTGCGGAGTTTGAATTACCAGAATATAAATTAGACCTACAGTTTCAGAATCAATATATTTTCATCTGCGCCGCTGAAATTATGCGCCGCCAAATACCATAGCCATGACAGAGCAGCAAAAAAAAGAAATACTGGATTACATCGAAGATTTACGTAAGGCGACAAATCGCTTAGAAAGGCACGTAAAAGGCATATATTTAAGTAATGATGATAAGGATATACAGAACCAGTATGTAACCTACTATAAAAATAACTTGAAAGTACACGCGGCGATCATTGAGTACTTGGAAGCACAAAAGTTCTAACCCGCCCTTGTCCTTTCATCCACCGCGCCACAAACAGACATTTGCCACCGCTCTCTATAATCCACTTCCACTATGCAACAAGCAACACACAGCGACCCACAAGTCGCCACTAACACCGCCCCCGTAACATCGTATTTCCAGCAACGAATGCAGGAAATAGGAGTTACGGAGAATAATGCACTCATCACCGTACACAACCCAGAAGCGGAGTTTCCGCAACCGGAATCGTACACCACCCCAATTTTCACAGAGGATAAATCTACGGGGGACATAGAAATACTCTATTACACAATAGAGGGTGATCTTATATCCTATTTGCACCAAGGCGATGGTAAAACATCGTACCTCAATGCCAAGACACGGCTATACAAAACCCGAAGGCTCAAAGAGCCAAAGGGCGACATGAAGTATCAAATGCCAGCGGGACAACCTACTTTACCGTGGTTCCCACCAGCATTAGTAGAGAAATACCAGAAAGGGGAGCAAGTCCCGACACTCATCTTAACAGAGGGAGTTTTTAAGGCAATGTGTGGAAGCATTGCCGGGTTAGATGTTGTCGGGCTTGCCTCTATTTCGACATACAAGCAAAAAGACGGGAAACTGTACAGCGACATCACAAAGTTGATCGAAAAGTGCAATGTTCAGACTGTAATCATTATGTGGGATGCCGACTGTCTCAACATATCGGCCAAAGACTTACAGATCACCGAAGAAATAACCCGCCGCCCAGCAGGATTTTTCAACTCCGCAAAGAAGATCGCTGAATTAGTCACTACAATAGAATACACCCAAACCCGCGAGAAACCGCAGGTATATTTCTCCCACGTTCGGTTCGATGGATTAGATACCCGCCCCAAAGGATTAGACGACCTAATCGTACAAGGCCGTGACCAGGGCAAAGTACCTGCCATCGTTCAGCAGGCACAGCGGCCCCACGAAAACCAATACTATTTTAAGTCGATCAACATTACGAGCAGCACCGCCAGTCTGGTAAAATACTTTAGGCTACACGATCACGAAGCATTCTTCGATGCACACCGCGATCAAATAGGTGCCAGGGAGTTCCTGTACAAAGGATCGACGTATAGGTGGAGCGAATCGGAGGATAAACTCATTATGCAAGCCCCGGAATGGGCAAAGCGGGTGATCTGGGTAGGTGATGAGTTTTTCCTCGACGACAATGTACCAGGCGCATACGGCACTATCCGCAAACTAATCGCATATCAGCAAGGCCAATTCGTAAAGATGTACGGCAAAGAGTTCTGGGGCTTTTTGCAGCACCATCGGGCATTCGTGAACATACCCGATCACTTCAATTACAAGCGTATTTTAGAGATGCCAGACGGCGCAAGATATTATAACCGATATTTTCCGCTTCCACACGTACCACAGAAAGGCACATTCCCAACCATAACCAAATTGTTTAAACACATTTTTGGAGAAAGCACAGTAAAGCACAACGACGGTAGAGAATACACACAATACGAAATGGGATTAGACTACGTACAGCAATTGCTAGTTAACCCGACCCAAATGTTACCAGTACTTTGCCTCTATTCCCCCGAAAACAACACAGGGAAGAGTACACTAGGGAAGTTGCTAATGGCCATGTTCGGCGACAATGCCGTGCCAATATCAAATAACGATTTGCAATCAGATTTTAACGAAATGTTTGTAGATAAGTTACTGGCCATCTGTGACGAAACATTACTGGAAAGGAAGCGCGATGCGGAACGGCTCAAAGCCATGTCCACTGCCGAAAAAATCATGGTGAACCCAAAGGGCAGCAAGCAGTATTCAATAGACTATTTCTGTAAGTTTATTTTTACAAGTAACAACCTGCGGATGATCTATGTAAGTAAGCACGACCAACGCTACTGGATAATCAGGGTACCGCAACTACAAGAAGGAAACGACGACCCAAACATGCTCACCAAAATGAAAGCCGAAATACCCGCTTTCATTGATTTTTTGAAGAACAGGGAAATGCATTGCCCAAAAGAAGGGCGTATGTACTTCCATCACAGCCTACTACGCACAAAGATATTCGAGCAGATGGTCAAAGTAAATGAGCCATCCGAAGCCACCAACATGCGCGAATCACTAAAGGAGTGGTTCATACAAGACAACGATATACAGGAGTTGCAAATGACGATGAAGGAAATAAAAGAGGAGTTCTTTAATCCACGCAGCAGCACAGCATGGATAAGCGAACTACTCCGAGACTACATTGGAGTTGATCTGCTAAGAGATTTAACCGGAGAAGCCATTTACAAGCGAGGGACATACCCCAAATATGAAACACAATTTAGTCAGGACACCAAGGAGCAAGAGATAGTACTAGTAAGAAAGCCATTCCGAGGCCGACCGTATGTATTCAGAAGGGATCAATTTGTAAAAGCAGGCGACGTGAAATATGCAGAGCCAGGAGAGCAGACAGAACTGGAATTTCAATCAGCAGCACAACACCCGAAAGTAATAGAAGGGGCTATGCAAGAAGCGGAAAAACCGGACGAAGATACCCCATTTTAATCGAAAAACTAAGCGGCCAAAAGAGGCCGCTTTTTTAGGCTTTTAAAAAGGCTTTTTCTCAGAAACCCAAAAACATGTTGACAATGTTGACATGTTGACAAATGCCCTATAACTATTTGATTTTCAATTAATTAATTTTGTCAACATCGTGTCAACATCGTGTCAACATCAAAAACCCTGTCAACATCTGTCAACATCACCATGTTGACAAATATTGCCACCTTGCAAGCAATTGATTTACAACAAGTTACAAAGGTTTTTTTACCTCTTTTTTTTCTCAAAAAATAAAAAGTAAGTCGGTAAAAAACGGCCTTTTTGAAAATCAGATTTTTTCAACGTCAAATAACATAAATATCTATATGGACGAATTACAAGCCATCCAAACCATACTCCAAGCCAAACCAAACCCTAAAAACTACATTACCCGGGGTAGGGGATACGTCGACTGGAAGTTTTCAGAACTAGCCATCTATCAAGGCTACCGAGCCGCTACGGAATACGTAAAGTCAATGCGTAGTTGGTACAATTTTAACACTCATTACTCAGATTGCTTACTGGAAACGAGTTATTGCGCATTCCAGCAAGCACTAAATCAAACAACATGATAATAATAGGCTCTTTTCTAATCATCCTCGGAGGCTTCGGCTATCTATTTGCCGCACTGCTCCACGCCGCAAAGGATGAACCGCTCCAAGGAAGCGGATACACTACACAGGAAGAAACATGCCCCGGCTGCATGGGGCCATGTGGTAACTGTCACAAAATACTTTAGCCTTATGCCAATAGATAGATCAAAATACCCGCCCGACTGGGATAAAATCAGCCTCCAAGTCCGCACAGAAGCCGGATGGAAGTGCGAAAAATGCGGCATAGCCAATAAGACGATCATAATGAGAAAAGAAAAGGGCGGCTGGGTAGAAATCCTAATCGTAAAAAACGCCGAAGGATTTAACGAATCCACCGACGAAATGAAGCCCGGTAAATTAAAACGCTTAGGACTAACTAAAATAGTCCTAACCACCGCACACTTAGACGGAGACACACGGAACAACGAAAGAAGTAACCTTGCCGCACTATGCCAGAAGTGCCACCTAAATCACGATGTAAAGCAGCATGCAGCAAGTAGAATGTACGGACGGAATCACAGAGAAAATCATCAAATTAAACTAGAACTTTAAAAAAATGGAACATTTTATTGACAGATACGGAGAAAGTTGGACATTTAAGCGTCATCTAAAGGATTTCCACTTGCAGGAAAACGTAGTCAAACTATCCGAACTAAAAAAAGGGGAGTGCTTCTCCACGCCGTTTAAATCTAACGCATCATTCAAATTATCCGACGGCAATTTATATTTTAATTTGCACGGTTACAAAGACCACCCGCACACAATTGAGCATGAAGACCCCGACGCATTGGTTACAAAAAGAAACTATCTGGCTTGGGATTTTCAAAAGAATACTTTTACTCGATTATCTAATTAATTCACTAACCCGGGCGGCCAACACCGCCCACATTCAAAAAAAATATGGAAAAGCAAACAGCAAAAGAACTAAAGCAGTTAATTTCCGATGAAATGGATTTCCGAAGGGATTTCCGAGCAAAACGCAAAGAGTTGGAAGATATGGTTGATCCTATTACAAAACACGTAAGGCTATGCTGCGAATGGTGGGACAAAAATCTACCAACCGCATTAGAAATAGTCGTTGTTATGGACGATGGAACGGCGTTAAAACTAACAAAACCCAAAAAAGAACCTTGCAGTGTTGAAAGTTATTTGCCGTTTGGCGTTGATTTTGAAGAATGCACAGTTATTGAATTTGTAAAATAGTAAATCATATTAATAATCACTCCACCGGGCGGCCAACACCGCCCACAATCAATAAAAAAACATGGACAAAGTAAACGACATCGTTACTGATTCGCAGGTAGAACTTGCGTGGGGTAATGCTAATTTTGGGGATGTTTCGCCCCGTGATGTAATAGCAAATACACTTTTGAAATGCGCGGTAGGGTATGCGACAGGCCGCACCGCAAGAGTAATTTGTGAAGAACTTGGCCTCGTAACTGGCGACTGGCAACTGAGCCAGCGCGGTAAAGCATATCTTTTTGCAGCATATTCAAGGGGTTTATCTGTTTAATTAACTCACCCGGGCGGCCAACACCGCCCACAAACAAAAAAAAAACATGTACGTATATATTCAATCAGAACCAACACTTTACACAGTAGGATTTGAAGATGCAAACGGCAAATGGTTTGCCGAAAGCGATCACGATAATTCGGAGGATGCCGCCAAAAGAGTGGCTTTTTTGAATGGCTACTTACCCCCTATACAGATAGAAGAGGATAAAAAAACATGGCAAATTGAATCTACCGATAGGTACTATTTTTTGTCCGGCAGGAATTCAAAACAATACCAAGAAGTGACATTTTGGTATAATCCTTTCAGCTTTGAACGAAAAGAAACTACGAGAATAGAATACTGCTCGGATGGGCAAGAATACAAACTCCCAGAATGGTGTAAATCTTGCATATATCGGAAGTCTTTAAACTACGAATAATCACTAACCCGGGCGGCCAACACCGCCCACATCTAACAAAAAACATGTGGTATCTACTAGATTCAGAAAAAAACACAATAGTTTATGGCTCTTACTTAGAGTGCTTCGCAGAAAGAGACAAAGGAGTCTTAATCGTACATGAAGATGAACTTTGGTCTGCTCTATATTAAACTCTCACACTAACCCGTGCGGCCAACACCGCCCACATCCAATAAAAAAATGGCAAGAAAACTTATAGAAATGCACCAACAATACTTAATCGTTTGCGATAATCCAGCATGCGACCATAAAATAGAAAACCCAACGGGAGATCCTAATGAGGATATTAGTATGTTCGTAAATTCTCCATGCCCTCTTTGCGGAAAAAACTTACTTACAGAAAAAGACTATAAGGATTCCTTAAAAGTACTAAGGGTTATTAACTGGTTAAACAAATGGTTTAGTTGGGTTATGTACTTAGTTCCTAAGTCACACAAAATGGCTAAATCGTACTTGCAATTTAACAAAAAAGATCAATAACAACATAAAAAATGGTTGTTTTTTGGATTAAGCCGACCAAAAATTCTGCGAAAAAGGTATTTACATTGCCTTTCCCCGTCCATCTTAATGACGATGTAGATGATGACGATTTATTAACCAAAGACTCCAGCGTCCTATCCACAGTAGGAAAGGGGGGTTGCGTTTTTAATATTTTAGAGCCAAGTCTTGTTCAAAAAGCCATGAATTCACTTAATATAGCAAGTGTTTATGACCTAGGCGTTATTTCTCGTTGTCGATAACCCTTGCTATCTATCAAAACATATCCATAATTTATCACAAAAAACATTGCACAAGAAAAACACACGGTGTATCTTTGCCCCGCGAATCCATCAGTGCCGAATTTATTCGACACACACTTTTCTTGTAAAATAAGCACCGCTCACGTGATGCCACTCTTTCCCTTTTCGGGACTGATGGGTTCGCCATCCGTGATGCGGTGTGCTTTTTATTTTTGTTATGCGAACTAACGAAAAGGAATTATTCGAAACCACCAGCGACATCTGGACGGTATTATCAGAATCACCCATTTTTAAAACAATTTTTAACATGCAGTCGATCAGCGGCACACTCACTGCTGCACTAGAAAGTGAAACCGCAGCGGAATATTTGCCGCATCTTGCCAGCACTGGTGGTATAATCCATCAGCAATCCGAAGAATTAACACAAACCATCGCCGACTATCTAGCGAGGTGCGGTATTAAGCCCGCACAATTAATATTAAAAGAATAAAATAAAAGTTGCAGATATGGAATAAACAACCGTATATTTGCAACACGATTTGTGGCGAAGGATTAAAACGTACCTTTTCTAGAACACCTTTTTCAGCCACTCGCCAGTAGCCACAAATCGAAAGAACTACTTGTTTTGGTGAATATTTTTTTGTTTTTTCTAGCCGCTATTCTCTAAAAGGAATAGCGGCAAAGGAGCAAAAGAGAAGATAAATAAGATTATAAACTCAGCGAGAGTAGTTCAGGTAGTTAGAACGTTGTACGCTATAAATTGTACAAAGGTCGGAAGTGCAACTCTTCCCTGTCGCTCAAAGAAGATTGTTTTCATTTGGTTTTTTGGGGTTTAGGCTCTACCGCTGTACAGTGGTAGGGCTTTTTTTGTCCTTTGTCCCGTGTTTTTCGTGCCTCATTTTTGTGGTATGATTATCCAGCAACGCCCACTCACACCCAACCAGTACTTTGCTCGCATCCACAAAAAAAGCAACATCGTACTGCACCACACCGTCAGTAGCAGCGCGGCTTCTGCGCTCCGCTGGTGGGCGCATACCCCGGAGCGAATCGCTACCGCATTCCTAATCGAAAAAGATGGTACCGTAATTCAAGCATTTGACGACAAGTTTTGGGCGCATCACCTGGGCATCCGATCAGCGCGTAACCTAATGCTCAACCAGCAGAGTATTGGCATAGAAATGGTAAACGAAGGCTACACATGGCCAACCCAAAGCGGTGAACTAAAATGGTTGCACCCGGACGGGCCTATCTACAAAGGAGAAACGATAATAGAGGAGTGGCGCAGCGGAAAAGCATGGCCAATCTATCCAGCCGCGCAGATCGACGCATTAAAAGACCTGCTTCTTATGCTCACCAAAAAGCACCAAATCCCTACTACCATTGCGCCATTCGGAGTACTAGATATGAATATTCCGTACCAGTTTGGGATATACGCACACCACAATGTACGCGCCGATAAAACGGACGTGTCGCCCGCATTCAAGCAGCATTACGCAGCACTGGCCAGTCATTTGGCTAAGTAGTCCTTTTTGCCAGCCCTCCCGATCCATATTTTTGTATCAATATATTTTTTAAACAAAACATTTTAAAGCATGAAGAATTTTATTTTTGCCGTGTTTTTGGTGTTCTTAGTCCCGCTCTTTGCACAGGCACAAGACACCACCACACCAACTACACCAGCACCCACCGAAACCGTAAAAACCCGCGACGGAGCCACGAAGGTTATCCCCGGAATGGTTGACGTAGCCAGCACCGTTTCGGCGGTAAATGCAGCCACTACGCTCGATCCAATTCCCGTCAATTACAACGAACCAAAAACCTTTTTCGATCAGGGCTTGATCGGTGCATTAGAGGCGGGAGTAGTTGCTATCCTTGCATTGCTCGGCGGCTTTATACCCGGACTGCGAACCGTAGGAAACAAATGGGTCAGATCGGGTGTCGTGATATTTGTCGCACTTACAGGACTAGCAACGTTCAAAGCCGGAGCATTAACAGAAGAATTTTTCACGTTGTTATCCGCCACATTTCTACCCAATTTCGGAGCCACCAATTTCCTTTACGCCAGTATTAAAAACATTGTGTGGCCAATTGTGGAGCGATTAATTAAGCGAGGGCAGAAGGACGCAAATGTCGTCCAGTAGCAAATCATTAAATTATTTTGAATAAGCCCGTGTAAGTGTTTTACTTTCACGGGCTTATTGTTTTAAAAGTCGGCTCGATTTTTGTAACGATAGCAGTATGTATCACTATCCACGTCGCGTTGTGTATGAAAGTTGAAACGATTTCAAAACAAATTATTGGGAAGTTCCCAATCTCCACAAAACACCGAAAATTTGTAGAATGGTACGAGCGGCTTAGTCCCGACGCTCCTATTCTGTTGCCCGGCAAATCGCCTATTTCGGTATTCCTTACCTCCTTGCTCACCTTCAGTATCGACCTCCAGCAGCATCCAGTCTCCGAGGGAGTATCATTCCCCGATTATTGCGAAGTAGTAGAAAACTACGGCGACTCTATGCCCTTCATTATCACAGGCCATTTGGCTACCGTAGATATTTTTCTTTACCTCGATAGGGTAGCGCGCTTATTTAACGATTACCTACCCGCGCTTATGATGCAGGAAATATGCGCCCGCACCACCGTCGCCCACGCAGTAGGTATGTCCGAGAAAGCGGTTATCGAAGATTTTATGCGCGAAGCGGGACTCTCCGAAGTCGCCGATTTCGACGCCATCAAAAAGCGCAACCAACGCTACCGCACCGCGCGCGGCGTTTCCAATTACAACGTGTTTAAAGGACGGCGCAAATCAAAGGTGTAACCTGTCCTTTTTCTACCTTTCAGGCGGCTGCACTTTTGTGCTATGCAGTCGCTCAGTGCCTCTATCAATTGTACCAGTAAAGCCCTCGCCGGAGTGGGTTTATTAGAGTATTGCCCCGTGGACGAACTCACGCCAGGGCAATACCACCGTGCTTTATCGGCTGCCTACAATCAGCAGCGCGATGCGGGCGTAGGCACTTGGTACAAACTCCCATACCAGCCCGAAACCGGGCGCGTACGCGAAAGCACACAAAACACACAGCAAGGACCTAATTTCCAAATTACCGTATCAGCCACACTCCTCAGCGAATCCGCCGTACAGCGCGGCACACTCGACGATATGGTACGGCACGCATTTATCGTCCGTGTCACCCGAAATGGTTTAACCATCCTACTCGGCACACCCGAGCATCCACTTACATTCAATCCCGATTATGATTCAGGTGCTGCGCCGTCCGATACGCGTGCGCACCAAGTCGCATTTTCAGGAGTAGTTATAAAAAAATCACCGGGTTATATACCCATTTTTTAAACACAATGGCAGATATTAATACAGAGGCAAAAGTGAGTTACGACCGCTTAGTGCGCAATGAAAATACCTTGTTTTTATACGCTCCAATCGGTTCCATGATGTCGTATAACTACACCACACACGAGTACGAAAAAGTTGGTATTTCTGATAGCGATTTCATTCAGGCAATAAACGACCTAAAAGCAGAAGGCGCAACTGATGTCCATATCCGCTTGAACTCGAATGGCGGCTCTACAAAGCATGGTCAGGCCATTATTGCATCCATGCAAATGAGCGGTATGACCATTCACACCTACAACGATGGCACGGCGGCATCTATGGCAGCCGCAATATGGGCGTGTGGCCAACAGCGGCACATGGCCAAAAACGCCATCCTTATGATTCACCACCCGTGGGACTATTGCGAAGGCAACGCACAGGAAATGCGCGAATGTGCCGAAATCCTAGACAAGATCAGCGAAGCCATGATCTTAGGCTTTGCTGATAGCCTACAAAAAACACCGGAAGATGTTACTACTATGTACTTCGCCGACTACAAAGACAAGTACTTTACCTACCCCGATGTCTTATCGCAGGGTCTTATCACAGGCACCACAGAAGAATATCAAAGCGGCATTGCAGCCGTTACAAAAGATACTATTGCCGCCGCTATCCGCGACCCATTCTCCGAGTACCGCCCTAAAAAAGCCGCACCCGATACTGGCAATACACCAGCACCCCCCGCGCAGGGGCTTATACAGCGCATCACTAATTTTTTAAGTCCGGCAGCGTCTTCTGCCAAATCTATCACTCAACCTAACGTCACAGACATGACAAAAGCAGAATTAAAGGCAGCACTCACGGACGGCACTTTGTTGGCCACCGATGTGCAGGCACTCCTTGCTGAGCACACTGCCGCCACACCGCCACCACCAGCACCAGCAGCCGATCCGAACGCCGCACTTATCGCCGATTTTAAAGCAGAACTCAATGCCCTAAAAGGAGAGTTGGCTAATGCACAGGCGCAGATTGCTACGTTTGCCGCAGCACCCGGCGCAGGGCGCAGCACGCCACCACCACCAGCGAACGACCTACGGATCGAAGGCGATGAAGATACCCCACAGGCGCGTCTTGCTCGCTTCAATCAGGACATTGAAGCCTCTCTTGCGAAAGGGGAGCAAGTTCGTTTTGTCCCTTCGTAGCTGTATCGGCTCATAAATATCAGTTTACACCGTAATTACCCGATAAGGGTACAATTTATTAAATAACATGCCTAATATCACGATAGCCGCAGGCGCGGCCTTCTTAAATGACCAAAGCCGCACTTTTGGACCGGAAATCCGCACGCAAATTTTGCAGGGCTTGGAAATGGAAAATAACCTATTGGTTCCCAAAATGTCAGATGGCGAGTTTTACGTCGTAGAACGCGCTGTTTCTGGCCAAATGCTTCAACCATACCAAGGCGGATACACCCCAACGGGTAGTGTATCGCATGGCGAAACCTCTATCCGTGTCCGTCCGATCAAGATGGATATGGACTGGACGGAGACCGACCTTAAAAAGTGGTGGGATGCATACCAAGGCTCGCGCTTTGAAGCAGGCCGCGACCCCCAGAGTTGGACGTTCCCTAAATACATCTACGACCGCGTTCTACTTCCCAAACTGCATTCGGAATTGAACGCTATCGCTTGGGATGGCTCTTATGTTGCACCTACCGCTGGCACACCGGGCGCAGTACTCGCATCTGTGGATGGCTTTAAAAAAGTTATTGCCGATGCAGTAACCGCTACCTCGATCAACGTAGTTGCTACGGGCGTATTTACCGACGCGGATATTCGCGAAAAGGTGGAAGCGTTCTTAGATGCAATCCCTTCGGAGGTGACTAATTTGGGCGGTAAAATATTGATGAGCGTGCCTAACCGCCGCCGATATTTCCGTGATTACCGTGCCGAGTTCACGCAAAGCATGAATGGGCCATTTGCTCAAAACAACGGCCCACAAAAAGTATTTGTGGATGACTACAATGTAGAGATCGTAGGTGTGCAAGCGATGGGCAGTAGCAATCGTTGGATTTTTGTGCCTAACACACAGGCCGACAACATGTCATTTATCGGTCGCCAAGGCTACGCGCTCTATCCCGAAATCATCTTCGATAACAGTCCACGTATCCTGCACATGTATTGCACGATCTACCGTGGATATGGCTTCGAGGCACCGCAGGATATTTACGTGAATAACCAAGTGTAGTTGCTGTTCATCATTATTACTTAGGTACGGGGTGGTTTTTACTACCTCGTACTATTCTATCAATTTTTAAAAGCAAGACACACAACATGTGTAATTCAAATAAATTAACCGCTATCCCTTGTGCCAAAAACGCAGCAGGTGTTAAGGGTACCGGATATAATGCCCCCGCCGGGGAGTTTGAGACGTGGCCGGCTTTTCAGGCGGCCACAACTCCCGGCGATGGTAAAACTGTGACCCTCACGGGTAACTTTTCGTTCACGGGCGCGGGCAGTGGCAAAGGCTATTTCCGCTCTTTCCCTATGCTGCTCGAAAAGGGTAGTGTCACGTACAAAGCAGTGGGTGGTATCGGCTCTAAGTCGATGGAGATCATGGCAAAGTTCTACGTTCTCGGCACCGATGCCGTACAATTGGAATGGATGCGAGATCAACTCAATATCCCGCAGGTATGCCTTATCCCCGATAAAAACGGCGTAGTACACTGCTTAGGCAGTAAGGATGAACCCGCATATCTGCAAGAGGGCGACGGCACTACGGGCGAAGCAGCCACCGACGAACGTGGTACATTGTACACGATCCGCTGGGTCACAGCATCGCCGCAGGTGTACACCGGTACTATCAATCTTACGCCTATTCCATAGTAGTAGTCGTATATTATATCACAACTTAAAAGCAGCAAATAGACATGGAACATTTGTCAGAAGAATGCCAAGCAGCAGGATACAGCACAGTCGATTGTGACGGGATCGGTGGCACCGCCATCTTTCCCGGATTTGGAGAAATCAACCTGAAAACCCTTACTCCAGAACGCTGCGGCGAACTGGTGGACGGTGGTTTCAAGTGGATTGTAAAAGCCGATAGTAGCGACGATAAGGACGCAAAAAAAGCAGCGAAAAGCGACAAGAAGGACACCAAAAAGGCCGACCTTAGCGAATACGTGGCCGCAAAAGAAACATTTTACCCGGGTGGGGAGGATGAAGAGAAGTAAGAAGTGAGTAAATTTTGAGTTTTTTGGAATTTTGAGAGCCTACTACATTTCGGTGTAGTAGGCTTTTTTTGTCCTTTTAAGCGGTTTCTACGCCCCGCACCTTTGCGTTGTGAATTTACAGCAATATTTCGAAATACACTTAGAGCAAGACTGGGCGGCAGCATTCGCCCTTTTACCGCCTAATGCGCTTTTGCCCAACATAGAAAAAAGGGTAAAGGATTGCCTTCGTAGTGGCCGCTTAACCGACTACGAAAAAGGCAAAATAACCAATGCCCTGGCGAAGTATCCTGCACCCGATAACACGCCGCCACCTGTTGCTGTAAAAGAGAAAAAACAGAAAGTAAAAGAGCCAACAACCGAAGGCAAAACAAACATAACCCCCAACCATCCGCTTTATTTACACGCAGTACGCCTTATGAAAGAGCGTGCCGCTACACACGCGCTGATGGTAGAAAACGCATTATCCGCAGAGCCTAACCAAGAAAAGTTAGCCAAATACGCCACTTTGATAATGGGGATCAGTTCCGAACTAAACACAATATACCGCAACAATGCCAAAAAAGATTAACGTTACTACCGATTTATCACTCTTAGAAATAAAGGCTTTGCGCCAACGCGATCAGATGAAACGCGATGGGCTTAACTCCATGAAACAACGCCTCATTGCGTGGTACACGATGGAAGACCCGTTTGAGTTGAACGAGCGCGAACAACAAATGCAAGCCCGGTGGGAACGTGCAAAAGCACTCTTCCTAGAAGGCCGCACTTATACCGATATTACTGAAACCCTCCGCGATGAATTTGATATATCTATCCAAGCCGCCCGGAAGGATGTGGCCGATATTAAAAACATTTTCAGCCCTTCCGATAAAATTGACAAAGCCCAACACCGCGAACGCGCTATCGAAATGATTATGCGCGTGTATCGTAATGCCTCAAATGTGGGCAACGATAAACTAATGCTCAAAGCCGCGCAGCAATACGCAGTGATTACAGGGCTAGACAAACCCGACGAAGAAACCTACGACATAGAAAAGAAAATGGCCGATCGCACCTATGTGGAAGCCCTCGATCCACAACTCCGCGATATGTTGATGGCCATCGTTACCAATGCGGGCGGCAATATTGATACCTCCAAAATATTCGAGGGTGTAATGCAAGCCATGCCCACCCACACTGCAGACTACGAGGAGGTGGCACAATGACGCACAACGAACTGATAAAACAGGAAATAGAACGGATACAAGATAGCGGCGATTTTCAGTCTCTTATGCGCCAAGTGGATGACCATTACCGAGAAATACGGTACAATTCGTCCCAAATGCTTTCCATTTTGGCCACCAAGGCATTGCCTATCAAAGAACTCGATTTGGAGTGGGGACGTGGTACAGGTAAAACGACGGTATTCGCCAAATTTACCCGTATGGTGATGCAAGACTTACCCCGTGGCTCATGGCAATGGGTCGTACCCAATTACCAAAAATTCCTAACCGAAATCATTCCTTCCTACATACACGCGCTAGAAATGCAGGGCTATTACAAAGACCTGCACTACTTCATAGGTCGCCGTCCACCCGCAAAATGGAACTGGCCAGAAGCCTACAAAAGTCCGGTTAAGTACGACAATACCGTTACATTTTACAACGGTTTCACGATGAATCTACTATCGCAGGACATACCCGGTAGTGGTCGCGGATTAAGCACCGATGGCGAATTTGCTGATGAGGTGGCCATGCTCAACCGTACAAAAATGGAAGCCGATAGTAACGCCTCCATTCGCGGCTCCAACATGCGGGAATTTGGCAAAAAGCGTTGGTTTGACTTCCGTTTAAAGGCAACCAGTACACCGCTCACCCTCGCGGGCGAATGGTTTATTGATCGGGAAGAATTGGCAAGGTCGCAACCGAAACGGCACTTGTTTATGCGTGCCAATTGTATCGAAAATATAAAGTTGGGCATCCTAAAACCCGATTACCTAAGCGTAGCAAAAGCCGAAAGTGCCGACTTAGAAGTGTTCAATGCCGAATACCTCAATATCCGGGTGCGCAAAGTCCGCGATGGTTTCTACGCGCTACTGGACGAAGATAAGCACACCTACACCAACTTCGATTACACGGGCAACCTATACACCCCAGACGCAATAGGTGTAAAGCCCGATTGCAGGGGCGACGCAGACTTGTTGCCAGGGCAAAACCTTATTCTAGGTATGGACTTTGGTGCGGCCATCAATTCGCTTACCGTTTCGATACAGTTGCCCGGTGAGTTCCGAACGATTAAGGACTTTTTTGTAAAAGGTGCGGAGGGCAAAACACAAGACGATCTGGCAGAGGATTTTTGCGAGTATTACCAGCACCACGACAATAAAATCGTGCTGTTTTGGCATGATGCAACGGGTACACACTCCACAGGCCACACGAAACTAAGCAAGGCCGAGCAAATGGAGCAGTACCTAGCCATGAAAGGCTGGACAGTGCGGCGCATGACCGTACACGGTACCAATCCGCGCCACTACGAAAAATACCGCGTATGGGAATTGATATTGGGCGAAACGAATCCGCGCATCCCTAAATTCAGGATCAACCGCGCCAATGCCAAATATACCTACCTCAGTATGTCGCGGGCAAAAGCAAAACGCGGCAACAACAACGAAATAAAGAAGGACAAAGGGCAAGAACGGAGCGACAACCTGCGCCGAGAATTGGCCACCGATTTGAGCGATGCCGAGGATAATCCAGTGTACGGCCTGTACAGTAGTTTCTTGTACAACACTACGGGTAATACGCTACCTGAGGCAAAGTAAACGGGGCTGTGTCCTTTTTCTAGGTAGGCATTCCATCCAATTTTGTGGCATGAAATATCTGAACGATATAGTCAATTACTTTCAATACCAGTGCGAGCAGCATCCTTTGCTACTACATGCAGATGTAAGCGGGCAAAGGGTATTTGAAGTACGCCCACTCGAAGAAGCCTTTGCGGATTTCCGCACAGGGGCAACCGAAAAGGGGTATTTTGTGCGGCTGGTAGTGCCTACCTTCGGGATGAATGGCAGTGCGAGCAGAGCCGTAAAGCAATACCAAATCGGGTTGTTAGTTGGGAAATGGTATAGCCGCCGCGAAGATGAAGGCCGCGCAGCAATTGTAGCCGCTTCCAGTTCCGAGGAGGTATTTGATCAGATTATTTCCAAAATCATTTCCGATTCCCAAAATGGTCACCCGCTATGGGAAGGATACGCCGACTCGCTTAACGATTTGAATATACAGGGCGATTATTATTTTCACGGTGGCGATGGCTCGTATGCGGGCGTATTTGCTACAATGGATTTGCGCACACCGCGCAAAATGGCAATCGAATGCCAAACAATTACTTGGGCTGATGGAGGGCTTACACCCGCATAATGGTAAATCTAATCACTAGCCCAGATGCCGTAACGCTTACCCGCAATACGGCGCTATACAAACTAAAAAGCGTGAATGGTAGCGGTCAACTATTCCGCGCTACGGGTGTAAAAAGCGAAGTCAATTTTACCGCAGCCAGTAACCGATTGTCAGCAGCGGCCACCATCACCATCGCCTACACCGAACCAGATGGCACGATGGAGACGGTTATTTTTACGGCTACCAATACGCCTACGGGTGTAGCCGATTTACCTTCAGGCGCAGTATCGGGCTACAATAACACAACGTACTGGGCGGCGGTGGCCAACATTATCGGTACACACCCGCGCATCGCTCCGTTTTTCACTTCTGTAATACTCACTACAAAAATAACGATACAAGAACGCACCGCTGCTGCTGGTTGGGCTTTGGTCGTTACCAATAGTGCATCTTATACCGTAACAGCCACGGCGGCTACTACCGATACTACGCCCGACAATTACCGGGTAACGCTGCAAGTATTTGCGGAGTACGGCTATAAAACAGGGGCTTATGAACTGGTCAGCGAACACGAAGGGCTACCCGACGAAAACGGGCTTATGTTCTTCGATATATCGCAGGTGCTGGACGCACTAGGCCGCGATATGGTACAAGAACCTGCCATACCCCTCTATGCGAATGCAGAACCAGTACGGGCGAATAATACGCTCCGTTACTATGTGCGTTTCAGAGAGCAAAGTGGTACACCGGTCACTTACCAGGACTGGACTTACGACAATGTAAAAATAGCGGTATTGGGCGGCGTAGCGAATTCGATATGGGCAGAGGCGAATTACTTGCTTACCCTCGACGTATCAAACGCTTTGCTTT